GGGGCGAAATCTTCGTCCCGGCGCTGGCAAGCTTCACGGGCCTGTCGGTGCTCAACGGCGCAACCGTCGGCACGGACAATTTGATGGTCGCCGTCTACGACGCTGCGGGCAACCGCATCGCTAACAGCGCGGTTGCAGGCGTCCTGTCGGCCGGTGCCAACACGTTCCAGGATATCGCGTTCATCGCGCCGGTCCTGCTGCCGCCGGGCCGGTACTTCGTGGGCGTCCAGTGCAACGGCACCACGGCAACCACGCGGCGCCAGGCGGCGGCTGACGGTGCGCTGGCGGCCTGCTCGATTGTTGCGGGCACCTTCGGAACCGTCCCGGCGAGCTTCACCGTGCCGACGACCTTCACCGCAGCGGCCAGCCCGATCGCAACGCTGTACTAAGCCCTTCGCGGTGCAGGAGCAGTAACACAGGGGCGGCTTACGAGGTCGCCCCTGTGCCATGTGGAGGCCGCATGTATCAGGAATACCCGAAGTGGCTGTATCCGAAGAATGGCGCGCCGGTGCTGGTGCAGGATGCCGAGGAAGAAGCGGCACTGTCGGGCACTTCGAAGCCTGATGCCGAGCCAGCACCGGCACCCGCAGCAGAGGTGCAGGAAGCCGGCAAACGCGGCCGCGGCCGTCCGCGCAAGGTGCCCTGATGGCAACCGCCATCGAACTCATCACGCGCGCCCTGCGTGTAGCGCGCGTCATCGGCAAGGATCAGACGCCCGACGCCGAGGAGTCCAACGACGCATTCAGCACGCTCAACTGGATGCTTGATCAGTGGTGGATTCAGTCGCTTGCCGTCTACGCCATCGAGAAACAGTCGTGGGTGTGGACCGCAAACGATCCTTCGTGGACGGTCGGGCCTGCGGGCGATTTTGTCATGGCGCGCCCGGTCAAGATCGTGCCGGGATGCTCTGTGTCCATGCTCGGCGTCGACTACGGCCTTGATGTGCTGACCAACTCGGCGCAATACGACCGGATCGCCAACAAGACGACTGCAGGCATTCCGCAGTACGTCTACTACGACCCGCAAATGCCCGATGGCGTGCTGTACCTGTGGCCGGTCCCGGCGCAGGCGATGACGTTCAACCTGCGGTGTTATCAGCGGCTGACCACCATCGCGGCCCTCGCGAGCACGGTCGCGCTGCCGCCCGCCTACGAGATGGCGGTAATCTACAACCTGGCGCGCATGCTTGCGCCTGAGTACGGCGTCACGGTGTCGCCCGATCTCGACAAGCAAGCCACGCGATCGCTGGCGCTGGTCAAGCGCAACAATCTGCAGCCGATGGTGATGAGCTTCGACCCCATTGCCAGCCCCTACGTGCGAAACATCCCGTGATCGTTCCGCTGTTTGGCTCCGGGGTCCGGTCCAAGTCCCGCGTGATGGACTCGCAGGGGCGGGTGAACTGCTACTACGAGTTTTCCTCCGACGGGGACAAGACGCCGTTTGCCATCTACGGCACGCCGGGGCTGGCGCCGGCCGTCACGCTGCCGGGAGGCGCCCCGGTGCGCGGATGGGTCGCAGACGGCGGCAGGCTCTTTGCCGTGCAAGGCTCGACGCTGTACGAGTTCGACGTCAACATGACCCCGACCAATCGAGGAGCGATAGGCACCACCTCCGGCCGCGTTTCGATGGCGACCAACGGCGTGCAGATCATGCTGGTGGACGGCACGGCGGGCTGGATATTCACGCTGGCAACCAACGTTTTGGCGCAGATCGTGGACGTGGACTTTCCCGCCAATCCAACCACTGTCACCTATCAGGACGGATTCTTTCCCGTGTCGTTTCGCGAGGATACGGGCGTGCGGCAGCGCATCTACATCAACGAGACGGCCTACGACGGCACGGCGTGGAGCGCGCTGGACTTTCGTAACGCCGAGTCGAACCCCGACGGCATTGTGCGCGTGGTGTCGTTCGGGGGCGAGCTTAAGGTGTTTGGCGAGAGCACGCTCGAGACATGGGGCTACACAGGCGCGGCCGACTTTCCGTTCGATGTGGTACGCGGCGCCACAGCCAACGTCGGACTGGCAGCGCGCTGGTCCGTGGCGCAGTTCATTAACGGCCTAGCGTTCCTCGGCAAGTCGGGATTCGGCGGCGTGCAGGTCTACACGCTCAACGGCTACCAGCCGACGATCCTGTCCACGCCCGAGCTGGAGGCCGAACTCGCCACCTACGTCACGACCGCAGACGCGAGCGGCTACAGCTACATGCTCGACAGCCATCCGTTCTACGTCATCGCGTTTCCGGCCGCTGGCAAAACGTGGATGTACGACGGCTTGGCCTCGATGCGCAGCGGCGCTGCGGTGTGGACGGAGTTGACCTCCAACTTCGGGCGCTACTTCGGGAACATGCAGGTCCAGTTCGGCGGCGCCAACTACGTCGCGGACTACTCAACCGGCGCGATCTACGAGCTGGACCCGGACACCTACACGGACAACGGGTTTCCCATCGAGCGCGAGCTGCGCACCAAGCACTTTTTCCGCAATTACGAGCATGTCACCGTGGATTCGCTCAAGCTCGACTTCGAAACCGGCGTCGGCCTGGACTTTGGGCAGGGCGAAAATCCGCAGATCCTGCTGGCGGTGTCTCGAGACGGTGGCCGGACGTTCGCCAACGACATGACGACCGCGCTGGGCAGGCAGGGGCAGTACCTGAAGGTCGTCGAGTGGCGCAGGCTTGGTACAGCGACCGATTTTGTGTTCAAGATCCGCATGACCGATCCGGTCAAGTTCGCACTGACGGGCGCTGCCATCAAGGCGCAGACCCATGAATAACGCGCCGATCCGTTCGGCGCTGCAGGTCGCGGCAAATCTTGCCGAATGGTCGCCGCCGTGGGCAAACTGGTTTGCCGCGGTCACCCGTGCGCTGGGTGGCTGGTCGTCCTCCCTGCAAGCCTCGGCAACGCTGGATTTTCCTAACACGCTTGCGGGCGCGCAGTCGGCCTTGACGGTGTCTGTGCCGGGCGCACTGATCGGGCAGGGGGCAATAGTGCTGCCCGCCGCCGACGTGGCTGGGATCGCTTTTAAGGGCGCCGTAACGGCATTGGATACGGTGACCGTCTACGCGCTCAACTGCACGGCTGTTGCCATCGACCCGCCGTCGCAATCCTACCGGGTGATTGTCCTTGCGCCATGACCGCCAGATGGACGCAGGAAGGGCTGGATGCGTTCGTGCGAGCGTGCGCAGACGAGGCGCGGATGTTCGACATCACGCAGGCAGAAGTGCAAGAGGCGGCAACCACGCTTCCCATGCTCACGTTTTTCGTGGACAATCGCCCTGTCGGTGCTGCCGTTTTCACGGGCAGCGAAACGCACCTTTCCATCGAGCCGGAATATCACGGTCGGTGGCTGACCCCAAAAGCCTTGCGCGAACTTCGCAACGCTCTAGTCAGATGCCCGGGAGCAAAGGTTCGAGCCGACAACGCTATTGCGCGCAGGTTTGCCGAACGCCTCGGGATGACGCTGGTTTCCGACTGCGGCGGATGGGCGCGATATGAGCTTCGTAAGTAACATTGTAGGCGGCCTCGTTAGCGCAAAAGCAACGCGCAGCGCCGCCAATACTCAAGCCGACGCAACCCGAGACGCTGCGGAATCGGCCGCGCAAGCGCAGCGCGAGAACATTGCCGAGCAGCGCCGCCAATACGATCAGGCGCGCGAAGACCAGACGCCGTTTCGAGATGCGGGCGTGGAGTCGATCGGTCGGCTGCGCTCGCTCCTGGCCAACGATGGGCCGCTGTTCCGGCGCTACGGCATGCAGGATTTTGCCAATGATCCGGTCCAGCAGATCGCGGGCAACTTTGCGCTGGACGAGGGCCGACGCGCCATCGAGCGGCGATCGCCGATGTCGGGCGGCTTTGACTCAGGCAGCACGCTGAAAGCCCTGACGCGCTACGGCAGCGACTACGGCAACCAACGGGCCAATGAGTCGTACAACCGATTCAACAGCGACCAGACGCAGCAGTTCAACCGTCTGGCGGCGATGTCCGGGATTGGCCAGAACGCAACTAACCAGATCGGTGCTGCGGGCTCCAATGCCGCCAACGCGATCGGGCAGGGCGCGCTAAACACCGGGAACGCGTTGGCAAACCTGTACGCCAGCCTCGGCAACGCTCAGGGGGCTGCGCGTATCGCCCAGGGCAACGCCTACAGCAATGCCTTTGGCAGCATCGGCGACTACTTCGGCAACAACCGGCGCGGCTCGATAAACCCCTATGCCGGCGCGGCGCTGGGCAGCGCGCAGTATGGTTACGGCAACGTCTACGGCTATGGCGGCGGCGGTCGCGTGCCGACCGAGATCACCAACTACGACGACTTCTAATGGCTTCCGGCTCGATCTACCAACTTCTTCAATCGCCCGACGACCAGCGCGCCAAGCGGCTGCAAGTGCGATCGCTGCTCGACGAGCAGGCAATGCGCGGGCTTCAGCGCCAGCAGTTCGAGCAGGGCGTGGCCGACGAGCAGGAAGTGCGGCGGCTGTCTGCTGAGGCGGGCGGCGATCTCGGGAGGCTGTCGGACCTGCTCGGGGCGCGCGGGTTGTACAAGCCTGCGCAGGCAATCCGGACGCAGATTCAGGCCGGGCAGAAAACAGCGGCCGACATCAGCAACGCGGAGGCGCAAGCGGCGAAGCTGCGCGCGGAGACGCTGATCAAGAACATCGGTATCTCGCGCGACGAGCTGGCCCGCGTCAACGACGACGAAGGTTACCAGCGATGGACGCGCATCGCCGGGGCGCTGCTGCCCGAGCAGATGATGCAGGGACTGCCGCAGGCGTTTGACCCAGCCTGGCGCGACAAGACCATTCTGACGGCCGATGAGGTACTGGCACGGTCGCGGCCGGACGTGCAGTTTGTCAACGCGGGCGGGTCAATGGTGCCCGTCAATCGCAACGCGCCTAACCTCACGCCGATTCCGGTGACGATGTCGCCCGCCGATGCGTCGGCCGCCGCCAATCGGCCGTTTTCAATTGGCCCGGACGGCCAATCGCTGCCGAACGTGCCTGTGCAGCAGTACGAAACCAACAGGGCTGCGGCGGGCGCTACCCGCGTCAATGTGCCGGTGTCGGTCAACACCGAGCGGCAATTCTTCAGCCAGGTGGCCGATGCTGTCGGCAAGCAGGTTGCAGACGCCTCAGAAAAAGCGCGCGGCGCTGTCAGTACCGTGGGCACGCTGCAGCAGATCTCAAACGCGCTCGACTCCGGCATCGTCATGGCTGGGCCCGGAACGACTGCGCGCGTCTTCCTCGGCCAGCTCGGGCAGGCCATCGGCGTTGGCGGCGCAAACGATGCCGATCGGCTCAACAAAACGCGCGAAGTCATCCAAGGGCTGGCGCGGCTTGAGCTGGATACGGCGCAGTCCATGCGCGGTCAGGGCTCAATCACCGACACCGAGCGCGCGCTTATTCGGCAGGCAGCGCTTGGCAACATCGACAGCATGACCGTCAACGAAATGCGGACGCTGGTCAATGTCATTGACCGTTCCGCCCGCTCGACCATCCGAGCGCACCGGACGAACGTCGACCAGTTGCGTAACCAGCCCGGCGCCGCGCCGATCCTGCCGTTCCTGGACTCGATCCAAGAGCCGCCGCCGCGCGCTGTGCCGCAGACCGGTTCGCAGGCCAGCCCGCTTGGCGGCTCGTCGCAAGCGCCGAACAGAGGCATTGACGCGCTGCTCAACAAGTACGACCCGCTGCCGCCATGACCGACCGCGCGCGCCTGGAACGAGCACTTATCAACGCCGATGCTGCCGGCGACGTTGAGTCCGCTCGTGCGCTTGCGCAGGAGCTGCGGCGCATGGCATCGCCCGCCGAGTCATCCATCGGTGTGCAGGCAGGGCGCGCGCTGCGCGAGGCGGGCAGGCAGGTTGGATTGACAGCGCGCTACGCGATAGAAGGTCCGGCACAGGTGGCCGAGATTGTCACAGAGCCGATCCGCTACGGCATGCAGGCTATCGGCATCCCGGTATCGCAGTCTACATCGCAGCTCGCAGGCGCGTTTGCCGACCGCATCGGCTTGCCTTCGCCGCAGACGCCGACCGAACGGGTGGTCGCAGACGCTTCGCGCATGGCCGCGGGCGGGGCCACCGGCGCCAGTGCTGCGCAGGGCTTGTCGCGGGCGACGACTGGCGTTACGCGGGAAGTGGCGCAGCGCATGGCGCAAGGCCCGCTTATGCAAAGCATCAGCATGGGCAGCGCAGGGCTTGCAGGCGGCGCGGTGCGCGAGGCTGGCGGGTCGAACCTTGAGCAGTTTGCCGCGTCACTAGCCGGCGGCTTGGCTGGCCCGTATGCGGCCAATGCGGCCCGCGCAGGCAGCTTGATGCTGCGCGATATGGTGACGCCGCCGACCCTTCAGGCCGCCGAGCAGCGCGCGCAAATCATCTTGCAAAACGCAGGCATCGACTGGAATGCGCTCAACGGTGCGGCACGCATGCGGATCACCGAGGATATCAACAGGGCGCTGCGCGTGGGCGACGACCTGTCCCCGCAGGCTGTTGCGCGACTGGCGTCGATGCGCAACGTGCCCGGCTTTACGCCGACCCGCGGCATGGTCACGCAAGATCCGGTGCAGATCACGCGCGAGCGGAACTTGGCCAAGTCTATGGCCAACCTTGGCACGCTGACGCGGCTGCCGAGAGTCGAGTCGGAAAACGCGAGCGCGCTCAATGATGCGCTGGGCAACCTTGGCGCAACGCGCGCGCTGGACAACTACGCAACCGGCAGCGCGGTGACGGGTGACCTGACTGGCCGGATAGCGGCGGCAGAAAAGGCAATCGACACCGCCTACACGACCGCGCGCGGCATGGCGGGGCGCGACCTTCTGCTGGACGGGCGCCAGTTCGGGCGCAGCGTCGTAAACCGGCTTCGGCAAGAGCAGCTTTTCGGGTTCCTCCCGGACGACACGCGCGGCATCGTGCAGCGGCTGGCCGACGGCACCGAGCCTTTCACCGTGGACGCGCAACAGCAGTTCATCAAGATGATGAACGCCCGCATCCGTGGCGCGGCAGATGGAAACGTGCGCGCGGCTTACGGCGTCGTGCGCAATGCACTGGAGGACTTGCCGCTCGCGCCGCAGCAGGCAGCGCCGGCAGGGCAAACGGTCGCCAACGCACTACCTAATCCGACGCCAGGGCTGCGGGGCGCGGCCGGGCCATCGCAACAGCAGATCGGCCAGGACATTATGGACGCCTTTGCGCGCGCTCGAGAGACGACGCGCAACTGGCGGCAGACGGTCGAACGCACGCCTGCGCTGCAGGCGCTGGAGGCGGGTGCGGAGCCGGACAAGTTTGCCCGCGATTTCATTTTAGGCAACAGCCCAAAAGCGTCTGTTCGCGCTATCAGCGAGTTGTTGAACGTGACAGAAGGCAGCGGCACAAGGGAGGTGCTGCGCAACTACATTCTCGGGCATTTGGCAAGGAAGGCCAGACCGGGCGAAACCAATGTCTTCAACGCGAGATCGTACAACGACGCGCTGGTCGACATTGGCGATGCAAAGTTGCGCCTGTTCTTTGACGAGCGCGAAATCAGGCAACTGCGCGACGTTGGGCGTGCGGGGCAATTTGCCACCGGGCAGCCCGCAGGCAGTGCGGTCGGCAATTCCAACACGGCGGCGGCCCAGCTCGGGCGGCTTTCCGACCTCGGGTCGTTCTTCACCGGCTCGCAGATCCCGGTAGTCAGCCAACTCAGCGGGGCATTTGTCAGCGCGCCGATGGCGTTGCGCGCACTCAGCCCCGCGACCGCCGTAAACCGCCCGTTGCCGCTTGTTGAAAACGCACTGATCCCCGGCGGGTTGTCGACGCTCCTACTTTCCTCGCAGGTTGGAAATGACCGCCAGGACAACCAAGGCCGCTAGTCCGCCGAGAAACACCGGGTTCCAACCAAACAGCGTGTTTTCCATGAGCTACCCCCATGCCAACCGTCTATAGCCTTTTCGGCCCCAAGCCGCAGTTCGAATCGTCGTCCGGGCAGCCGCTGGTCGCCGGGAGGCTCTATTTCTACGCGTCCGGCAGCACGACGCCGAAGGCTACCTATACAGACTCGACGGGAACGGTCCTCAACACCAACCCGGTAGTCCTCAACAGCCTGGGAACGCCTGCAAACGGCATCTGGGGAACAACCGGAGCATACCGCATTGTCTGCGAAGATTCGCTGGCAAATGTGCTGTGGACGGTGGACGGCATTGCCGGGATCAACGATGTGGCGTCGTCGGCGTCTGAATGGGTTGCCAGTGGCCTAACGCCGACATACATTAGCACGACCTCGTTCTCGATCAATGGCGACCAGACGGGAGTATTCACGGCAGGGCGCCGGGTCCAGTCAAGCAATACGGGCGGCACGATCACGTCGACAATCGTGTCGTCGTCATTTGGCGCAGGCAATACGACGGTTACGCTGGTCAATGACAGCGGCGTGCTGGACTCCGGCTTAGTCAGCGTGACCTATGCACTGTTAGGGTCCGCTGCGCCGAGCGTGCCGTTCTATCGTTCGCCCCTTTTGTCTAACAAGAACCGCCTTGCCAACGGCGCGTTCGTGTTCGACCAGCGTAACAACGGCGCAACGGTCACGGTCAACTCGACCGCCGAGGCGCGGTGCCAGGATTGCTGGATCGCCACCGGGCAGGCGACTGATGGAGTGTTCACCGTCACGCAGCAAGCGACGGGCGGTCCTATCAATACACCCAACTACAGCCGCATCACGGTTACGACTGCGGACGCAGCTATCGGCAGCGCCCAAAGCTACACCTACACGGCACTGATCGAAGGGCTGGATGTCGCGGATTTGGGATTTGGCACCGCCAATGCGCGTGCCGTGTCTATCGGTTTTTGGTTCCGGTCGTCGCTTACCGGCACATTTAGCGGAAGCCTTCGCAATGCGGCGGTTGATCGCTCATATCCGATTTCGTGGAGTTACCCCAGCGCGAACGTCTGGCAGTTTGTCCCGAGCCAGAATATTCCGGGCGATACAGCAGGGACGTGGCTGGCCACTGCCGCGCGCGCCTGGTTGCTGACCTTTAACGTCGGTGCAGGCTCGACGCTGCTTGGCGCGGCTGGCGCATGGGCTGCCGGGAACCTGATCGGCACCACCGGCAGCGTGCAACTCATCGGAACCAATGGCGCAACGATGGAC